ACAAAATGGATGAAGGATTAATTGACGCAATCGCCTATAGTCTTTTGGATATTGGCATAGTGAATTTGGATGAGTTCTAAAAGGCGGAGACATGACCCTATCCAATAAGCGGATGGCGTTTGTTAATGAATACCTGGTAGACTTCAACGCTACACAGGCGGCTATTCGCGCGGGGTATTCAACTAAAGGCGCTCGCGTTCAGGGATGTAATTTATTAGCAAACCCTAACATTAAAGAGTCGATTAAGGCGCGCCTTGACGAAAAGGCAATGTCTGCCGACGAGGTGCTCTGCCGTCTTGCCGAACATGCCCGCGGCGACATTGGTGACTTCCTCGACATTAGCAAGGTTGGGTTTGAAGTTGACCTGGCAACGGCGTTTGAGGCAGGGATAACCCACCTTATCAAGAAAGTAAAGATGCATACGGTAACGACCTTATCTAAAGATGGCGTAGAAACAGAGACGAATACCGTCGAGATTGAGTTATACGATGCGCAGGCGGCGTTAGTGCAACTCGGACGCTATCATAAGTTGTTTACGGATAAGACAGATGTTACCAGTGGTGGTGAGAAACTAGAATTGGAAATCAAAGGAATAAACTATCGAACTACAATTGCCGATCTTGCGCCCAGATCAATGGGAAATAGCGATTCACCCGGCGAAAGTGAAAGTTCTCTCAACGGGGAGAAGGTGGGGTAAAACCATATTGGGAGGAACAATCGCGCTTGCCTTAGCCAGCAAGGGTGGCTCGGTTGCCTGGATTGTACCAACCTACAAGAACGGCCGAGCTCTATGGCGCTGGGCAGAGAATATGACTGCGGGAGTACGCACCAAAGGCATGGCGATTGCTAATAAATCCGAACGCATAATCGAGTTCAAAAATGGTGGATTTTTTGGCATTTACTCCGCCGACAACGAAGATAGCATTCGCGGTGAAGCATTTCATTTGGTGGTTTTGGATGAGGCAGCTCGCATTTCAGAGACAGCCTGGACCGATGCGATCCAGCCTACGCTTGCCGATTTTGAAGGTGATGCAATCCTGATTAGCACGCCTAAAGGGCTGAATTGGTTTTATACCGAATATGTAAAAGGCAAGGACGATGGCAATTATCAAATGAGTTGGATGGCTCCCTCAAGTGCCAATCCAAAGCCACAAATACAGCGAGCGGCGCTATTGGCTAAAGACCGCGTACCTGATAGAACATATCGACAGGAATGGTTAGCGGAGTTCATAAGCGATGGATCCTATTTCCAGAACATTGACGGGGCGGCGACTATCGAAAAGCCAGAAACGCCCGAAGAACATGCGGGGCATTACATCGTCATGGGGGTTGATTGGGCGCTATCCGCGGACTTCACGGTTTTCGCTGTTGGGTGTCGAGATTGTGCCCACATCGTTGACTGGGACAGATTCAACAATATTGATTTTACCTATCAACGCGAGAAATTATATTCGATTGCTGAACGCTGGAAAGTCGCAGGTATTCTTCCAGAGCGCAACAGCATCGGGGAGCCGAACATCGAACTGATAATGGATCGCGTCAATGTCTTTAAGGGGCCAGATGATGGGCGCGGCTTCTATACCACGGCGACTACCAAACCCGCGCTCATCCAGGGTCTTGCCAATGCCCTGGAGCATGACGGCTTCAAGGTGCCTGTCGAGGCCGCCGATGAGTTGCGTGCCTATCAGGTTGAGTTGAGTACCGCGGGGCATCCCAAGTTTGGGGCGCCTCAAGGCTTGCATGATGATTGGGTGATTGCCCTGGCGTTATGCTGGCGAGCAATGTCAGACAGTACATGGTGGATATCATGAGCAGAAAGAGACAACCTAACGCCGTCATTTGGGATGGCATGAAGATGGTCGATGTATGGAACTCCGACGAGGGCTGGACAATCCATTCTGGTGAAGGCAAGGAGATGACGATGGACGAGAAACTCGTGGGTTATGTGCCCGTCATGTTCCGCGCTATACACCAGCGGGCACGCGCTATTTCGTCCATGCCATTTGCCCTGGTTGATGCGGGTGGCGAAGATTACGATACCAGCCAGGATTGGACCAACAGAATAGATTTCTTGCCCAACCCTTATGCATTCCTGTATATGGCCGAGGCGTCATTGTGTTTGGCTGGTAGTGCCTATTTCCTGCGCCAAACTAATATTGCAGGATATGGAAAACAACCGCGCTATTTGGACCCCAACACCATCACGGTTGACGAAGATAAACTCAAGAAGAATGGCACCATTGAGTTCATCCGCCGTGTTGGGATGAAAAAAGAGGTCTTTGCGCCAGAGAAGTTGATTTACTTTTGGTTGCTTGATCCGCAGGTAGAACTAGGACCCGCCATCAACTTTCCTGCCAAAGCCGCCAGCCATGCCGCCGGAGTGTTGTATAACGTAGATGAGTTCTGCCAATCATTCTTCCAACGCGGCGCGATCAAATCTATGCTGTTGACCGTAACCGGCAACCCGCCATCTGGCGAGCGCGAGAAACTAACAGAATGGTGGAAACGTACAGTAGCGGGCATACGCAATGCGTGGGGATCACAGGTAATTAATGCAGAAAATGTCAAGCCGGTGGTAATTGGCGAGGGCATGAAGGAATTGGAAAATGTAAAACTAAATGAGGAGAAATCTCAAGAAGTGGCACTTGCCTTTGATATTCCCTATTCCATCTTATTTGCCAATGCCGCCAACTTTGCCACATCGCAGCAAGATAAACGAAATTGGTATGAGGATAGTATCATCCCTGAATGTAATTTTATCGCCCAAATATTGAACGAGCAGGTATTTGAGGCGCTTAATTTGCGGCTAGTATTCCGATCTGAAACCCTTGATATCATGCAGGAGGATGAGGCGAGCCGTGCTCAGGCAATGGCGCAACTCGTCCCCGTACTGAGTGATCCGGCTGCTGAGGTAGCCTTGGATATCCTGGGTTATGAGTTGGACGATGACCAGTGGACACTCTTGCGGGAGATATGGGCCACCAAGCAGGCGAATGCCCAGGCAATGATTGACAATTTGAATCAACCGGCACAACAGCCCGCGCAACAGCAAGGGCAAGTGAATACCAATCAACAACCCGCGGAGACCGTTATCATGCCGCCGCAACAGGGCGACCAGGTGAACAAGGCACTCGACCTGGAGCGCTGGCAGTCATTGGCATTGAAACGCTTGGCTGATGGCAAGTTGATGTCAACCATGCGCGAGTTCAAGAGTGATTACATCACGGCGGAGGAGAACTGGCGCATAGCGTCAGAGTTAGCGCTGGCAAAGACGGCCGATGATGTCAAGGCGGCATTTGCACTTAAGGTTCAGCCTGCGCCTGCCTATGGCGAGCTGGTAGATGCATTGCGAGATGCGGCGAAGGCCGCAAGAGAGAGAGTGGAGGCATAACATGAAATGCCAATATTGTGGCAATTTGGGCAATACAGTAGAAGGAGAACCATGTCAGACTTGTGGCGCGCCTGTAATCTTTAAGCAAGACCCTATAGAGAAGGGCGACCCCTTTTTCTACAATGGTTATATGCTTTGGCCTGAGAGAAATTTTTGGAAAGACGATCGCACTATTCATTTTTTGTTGGGTGATCGGCTGGTAGAAACCATTACTATATCCAAATTGACTTTAAATCAATTGGTTGGCGAGGGACAAAGTTTCTTGCCGTTATTTTGGGATTTATTCAAAGTGACGCAGGGAGAGGAGGAAGTATTAAGGATAAAGGAACTGAATACCCGATATCCTGCAATATTTGAGGTAAGGCGTATTGAAAATCCAGAAAAACAATATTTGGCAAGTCTCACTTATGATGATCTTATAAAGACATATAAGAAAGAGAGTGTGGAGACAAGATGAGTAATTCACGTTCTTTATACCGTTACAAAATTGTATGCACATATCCTAATGAGGAACGTATTAGGGTGTCACATTATTACAGATTCAGTATTCGTAATGCAATTACTTCTTTTATAAAAAGACATCCAAATGCGACCATAATAGATGTTGATAAAACCGTATCCAAATATAAATATCCCGAGAATATAGGATCAGGATTGAGAAAAGATGATCCATGTCTGACCTCATAACCGCCATCCTCTCCGCCGCGTCCTGGGCGCAGGCGCAGGGAATACCGATGCCAGATGACCTGTGTTATGATTTGGCATGTATCAAGGCCAAGATACCATCGCGTGACAAGGAGGAGCCTGGCAAGGACATGAAGGAGAAGTCTGAGCAGCGCATTTATCGCGTCATGCGCCGATATTTCTCCAGGCAGCAGGAGAGATTGCTGGCGAAGTTGGAGCAGAAATATCCGGGGCGCAAGGCCATCGCCATGCCGCCCGGTATCATCACCGATGACCTATTCGATGATGAGGAGTTCGACGCTGAGATATTGGCCGAGTTGATATTGGCGGGCAAGGAAGGTGTGGCTCTGTTCGGGCAATCTGTCACCATCGGCATGGACTGGACCCTGACCAACTCACGGGCGGTTGATTGGGCACGGCAATATGCTTTCGACTTAGTGAAGGGTATCGACGCAACTACACGGGAAGTATTGCAAGGCGCTATTTCAGCATTTGCTGAAACCCCTGGGATGACTTTGCGCGATGTGGTGGACTTGTTGCCATTCGATGAGAGGCGGGCGCTGACCATCGCCGTGACCGAAACTACCCGGGCGTATGCGCAAGCCAACTTATTGGCGGGGCAGGACTTGAAGGCAGAATGGCCTGACGTAAAGGTTATTAAGACATGGTTCACAAATAATGATGAGCTGGTGTG